GCAGGACGAAACGTTTTTTGTTGAACCTAAAAAAGAGGAATAAGGCTGAATGTCAGAGAAAGTGCGCAATTATGACAAAGAGAGTATCGAGGTGTGCCGCAACTGCAAGGGTACCGGGGTAGCTTACACGGTACCGGAGTTCCACCCCTACGGGAAAGAAGATGATCCGCAACCGTATGAATGTCCCGTTTGTCAAGGCAGCGGACGGGTCAAAAAGACGCTGAACATCGAGATCACAATCGAGCCCTACCCCGGCAAGTCCGGGGTATAAAAAAGAAGCCCGCCAACCGGAAACCGACTAACGAGCGAAGCGTGGGGACGCTTTGCAAAGATAGTAAGTTTTCGGCACATGGCAAAGGGAGTTCGTTATAAAAGCACGTTAAAACGCATTCGGGAGGTTTGCGCGATAACGAGGGAGCACTACGAGGCTGGCAACCAGTCCAAGTGCTACCGGGCTGTATGGCGAAATTTCATCGAGCCGAAATACGGTATTTGTTACCGCACTTTCTTGAACTACATAAACGAGCCATTACCGAAAGAACCCGAAAACAAACAACTTACTTTATTTGATTTATGAACGAAAGAACCAAACTGAACAATGAGCAGATCGCCGCCTTGCAGGAGGTAGTCGGAGGTGCGGACGTATTCAGTTGCCATACCGCAAAACTGCTCCGCGAAATCGAGGTTATCGCCCCGGAATTGATCGAAATCGGGCATCCTATGGGTGTTTATAAAGCGATTGATCCGCACCCGTATTTCGGTGCCATAGTCACCCGCTGCGGTGTCGAGTATCTCGAAAATATCCCAAAACAACCCCGGGATGAATAAGAAGCAGCGCGAGATAATTGCCGACGCCTACGAGCAGTATATCCGTAATGCCATGCGAGGCGATCCGGTGGGCGGTTTCAGCGACTTTGCCGATTTGTTTTCCCGGCTTCGTGAAACAGACAAGCGACTGGACGAAGAACTGCAAGAACGCTACGACGAAATCCCCGACAAATAAGGACGCAAGCCCCGGCAACCGTGAAAGGTTGCCGGGGCTTGTTTTATCCTCTTACCAGCGTGACGCCGACGGCGACCGCTGGGGGTTTGACCGCTGAGGTGTCGGTCGCCCGTGTCACGAAGCACTCCTCGTCATGCTGCACGCGCTCGTGGTCGTGATCCGTCACGGATTCGACCAGCATAAAGCAGTTGAACCCCTCGCCGGAGAGACCCTGCACCTCCGCGTCGATCCGCTCGATAAGATCGAGGTGCTCGAGTGCGCGGTCTTGGTATTTCCCTCCCTCCTCGGGTGAGGCCAGCGTCTCGGTTACGACATGGAGCCGCACCCGAACCTCGGCCGACCTTGCGCCCCGCGTGAGCTGCGACCACTCGATCGGCTCGAACTCTACGAACACGGCAGGGAGCCGGAATGCCTTTTGTTTGGAGAGCTGCTCGGTGTTCCGGTTCCACAGGCTCACGAACCTGACGCCGACCTTCGGATTTTTCAGCCTGTCGGCAACGGCTTTGTAGATTGTCTTTCTCATTTTCTCAACTCTTTTGCAAGTTTATCGAAAAACTCGGTTACGTTCTCGTGGACGATCCGTTCGATCGCCTGCCGCACCTCCTTGTGGTCGCCGATAAACTGGCGTTTCGGCATCGTTATCTGCCGGGTGTGCGACCGTACGGTATAGGTCTTGCCCGTGCGCCTGTTTGTCCGGGTATGGGCGCGGACACTCTGCGTGAACTTTCCACCCTCGTTGTGGAGTGCGGTGTACGGCAGCGGGGAGGAATAGTGGACTCCTTTCCCGCGAACGGACGCCCGGATCGAACGGCGCATTTTTCCCGCGACATGCAGGAGCGACCCTTTCGCCTGCTTGTCCCTCCGGGGCTTCCATCGGGAGCCGAAAAAGCCTTTGCGCTCGAAATTCCTGTCGAACATTTCGGTAAGCTCGACTTTCATGTCGGAGAGTATATTTCGGATCAGTTCGTCAGGTTTGGACATTTACCTTTGCTTTATAAACAAAAAACAATTATTTTTGCGAAAACGCTTGTTATGCTCGATTACAACAACCTCAAACTCCAGGAACGGACATTTCTCGATTTCACGGACGATCCCGCAATCATTTCTAAAGTGCTCGGGGTGTATGATCGTGCATGGTTCTTGGGTGATGTAGAGCATACTCCTGCGCTTCGGTGGAATACGTATTTGGAATTCGCCGACTTGCTGTCAGACGAAACCCTTGCCGCCAAGATTCGCGAGGCGGCTATACCTGAACTCCGGTCACTCCGTGACGAGTAGGGCTTGCAGTTTTTCCTCAAACCATTTCTCGCTGAAATCATATTCCACGCAGAGTTGTACAATTTTTCTGACTTCTGTCGATTTCATTTTGCTACCATCGTTTTTTTGCGCCCTGCCTTTCAGCAACGCTTTCACTAACCCGTCTTTCTGCTTCGTGTAAGGCTGGGTGAACAGATGTTCACGCATCGTTTCCATCACTTTATCTGCCTCGGCTCCGGTCAGCTCTATGGCTTTACAATAATTGCGCACCATGATGTTGTACCCGGTGGACGCGCGGTTATCCATAAATTCGGGATATTGGATTTTCACGCCAAAGGATTTATAAAACTCCGGCAGGGTCTTGCGGGCCACAAACTCGTTGGCCAGTTCCATAAATCGAATTTGCATTTTTGACATGTACATGTTCCCCGGTTTGTTTCGGTTGTGCGTGATCTCGTGCCAAAACGTCGCCAGTGCGTCCGCCTCGTCGAAAGTGACCTCCCCGCCTCGCCGCAGCTTTGTAAGTCCCGACAATATCCGACCGAGCCGCTCATGGGTCATGGCGATCAATCCTTTCATATCGGTATATCCATTCACACCGCGTTGTGATGTTGCGATCAGCGACGAGAACCCGCGCTCGAACCATGCCCGGCGATCCTCCTGTTCCTGTATGAACCGCACCGCCTGTTCGGGGGTCTTTATCTCCTCGGCAAGTTTTGCGACGATCTTTTTTGCCGCTTCGGGAGCCTTGTTATACGGGTGTTTGTCCGGGAACACCTTTAGTTCCTTTCCGGGGTTGAACCGGAAAATCCGCTTTTTGGGCTCCTCGGTGATCTGCTCGCCGATCCCGACCGCCTGCTGGCTGTCGCTCTCGGGGTACCTGCCTTTACGCACCTGTACGACGACGCAACGGCAGTTCCAGCCGTTGGGCGGCATAAACTGCTCCCAAAAAGGATCGCTCACGGGCAGGGTGATGTTGTGCAGCCGTTGGTGTTCCTCCCGCACCCGCTCATCGTTCGCCGTCCGGTACTGCAAATTGTACCGATCGCCGTCCTGCTGGAAATCGTGCCATTTCGCTGCCATTTGGGACGACGTTACCGCGTGGTTGTATTCCGCATACAGATAGTTGCGGTTATACTTGGCGTCGATTTTTACGACGTCCTCGTGGAATTTCTCGAACGGTTTTATCCCTCCGTCGTCCCCGATCAGCGACAAGCCGACCTCGTTCAAGGAGTGGTATGTTTTCAGTCCGGAAAAAATAAAGGCGTTGTTTTCCAGCAGCCCGGTAAGCTCTGCGGGCATTTCCTCGCTTATCGACGAGGACACGGCACCTCCGAGGATGCGGAACGTCTCGTCGATCACGTCGCGGGCGGGCTGTTCCTGCAACATGGAGGGGGTAAATCCGCCCCTTTCGCGCACCCACTCTGCGGCACGTTCAAATACGCGGCTGTCGAACCCGGAATCGGGCGTTTTCCCGTCGTCGGCAAGCGTCAGAAGCTCGTCGCGGTACAAGCCCTCGACCGCATCGTCGAGACCCCGGTAAAACGCCCGGAAATTCTTTGTCGGCACCTCCCGGGGGCTGGCGTCCTTGCCTTTGCCGACGTCAGCCCCTACTCGAAAAAACTGTTTGCGCTGGCTTTCTTAACCCCGGTGATCGGGATTTTGTACTTGTCGGCAAAATATTTCGGGTCGATGTCGTACTCTTGCAGGAGTAGGCGTTCGATCTCGCGCTGCTCGGCGGGGGTATAGCTCGTCGCCTCGTCCCAGTCGAACGTAACCCCTGCGAGCGGGAACCCGTGCCGGATCATCAGCGGGATAAGTCGGTCGTTCACGAGGTACTTTATCATCGTGGCGTCCGCGCGGCAGATGTTCTCGAACACCTCGAGGTGCGTTTTCGACTGCGACAACGAGCTGCCGTTGTCGATCGTCATAGTCTGCCCGAGTATGCCTTTGGAAATTTCCGAATTGCATCGGTCGATCCGCTTGTCGTACACGTTGTATGCGTCGCCCCTGCTGGTCTCCTTGATTTCGATCTCGGTGCCCTCCGGGAACAACCCCCACGATGCGGCACCCATTTCGGCGAGCATGGTTTCGATCCGCGCGATGTCCTTTGTGTCCTGCGACATGGTTTTGCCGATACGGATCGGCATGCCGAACACCTCGCCGAACGTGTCCCAGTATGCGAGCATGTTTTTCTTGGAGAGCGACTGCGGGGCGCATTTAAGGAGCACGCCGAGGTCTCGGGCTTTCCCGACTTCGATGCACCACGCGGCGATGTCGCCCTCGCGGTACGATATGCCGTTCTTCCAGTCGTCGCCCGCCTCGCGGGTAACGACGCCGTATTCGGGCACGACGTGCTTGCGCGGCACCAGCTCGACGCCCGTAAAGGACATTACGCCGTTCTCGTTTTTGATGTCTCCGAACTGGATCAACGAGTGCCCGAAATAGGGACTGTCGAGCGCGAGGTCGAGAAAGTCGTTGAACCACTCGCGCTCGAAGATCTTCCGTGCCTTGTCGTCCTCCTTACCGTTTTTTCCGGAGAGAACGAACGGCTTTTGCAGGGTCTTTCCCTTGCGCTGGGCGATACAGCCGGAGAGGTGCAGATCGACCAGCGCGTCGTTGTACACGTCGAGCAGGGCGCAGCGGTTCGGCTGCTCGTAATTGATCGCCGCCTGCCATGCCTGCCGCCACGTGGCGATGTCCTTTTTGGTGAGGCTCTCGGTCTGCTGGTTCAGTTCGATAAGGACGTCCCTTTTCTTCTTTACCTGTGTGGCGAACTGTGCGGCGAGGCTCAGCACATCGCGCTTGTGCCGTGCCGAGGTTCCGGGCATCATCGAGAGGAAATTATCAAAAAAACGCATTCAGCATAAAATCACAATTTAAGCGGCGTTTAACCGCTGTTTAATAATCGTATTTGCTGGCGGACATGCCGCCGTAACGTATGGGGTTCGAGGTATCGGTTTCCCCGTCCTCGCCCGTGTACGTGGGTAGATTCGGCATCGAGCCTCCTTTGCTCACGCGGGTAAGCCACGCGATTGCGTTGTCGTAAAGTTCCTGCCGCCCGTCGAGAGCCAAGTTCTGCGGGAGCCAGTGCGCGAGGTAGTACAGGGCGATGTTTACCGTCACCTGCACGAGCATCGCGTTACGCTGGTCTCCCTCGGCGGCGAACGCCTTGTCAGTATCATAGCGCGGGCGGAGGTAGCTTGCGACCTCCTCCATAGCGACCCGCTCAGCTTTCTGCCGGGTCTCGGGTTCGCTGCGGGTGAGTATGTCGAGCTCGTCTTCGTCGCATACCACCCTGTAATCGTCCTCGGTCAGAAACATGACTACCGGGTTTTGTAGATTGCGAGCGATTCCGCCTTTTCGGGCGTGAAGCCCTTGCGGAACGCGCCCTCCTTGATCTTGTCTTTGAGGTGCTGTTTGCTCACGACGAGGGGTTTGCCACCGTACATGAGCACGAGCCACTTTCTGCCCGTCACTACGGCGTTGCGGTCGGCGCGTTTGATCGCCCGCTTGCATCGGATGTAAAGCACATAACTCTTGTGTGCCTTTACGCACTTTCTGAAAATCTTTACCATGAGTTTTTTGATGTTGGTCGCCGCCCGAACTTGGGGGCGAATGTTTTTATTCTTGTTTGCTGTTGCAGGATGTAGATCGCCCCCTCGTCGGCGTCGGGCGCGTCGTCGTGGCTGCTTGTCCCTTTCTCGAACGCGAGGGTCTGTTCCAGTCCCGCGAGCGTGTCGGGGTCGTTCTGCCTGTCGGCGTTGTAGAACACGAACCCGCGTTCCCACAGCGGGGAGATTCCCTCGATGCGCTGGAACTTGTCGGGCTTCTTTCGTTTGTCCGCCCGTATGGGTAGCTGGTACCCGCGCAAATTCCCCTCTCGGGTAAATTCGTCGAGTATGATGTCTTGCAGGAAATTCGCCTCTATGTAATAGTAGCATATTACCCCGGCGGCGATCATCCGCTCGTGCATGTCGTACCACCAGCGCACCATT